CGAACGCGACATCCCGAACGCCAGCAACATCCGGTTCAGACCAGGACAGATACTGCCATACGCGTTGCAGCCGATAATGATGCCGCAACCGCCGATTAGCTGGGAGCAGGAGATTGTTCAGACGCGAATGATTGCCGAGCAGCGGCTGTCGCTGCCCGATTTTGGTGTTGGCCAGATGATCAACACGCGTGAGCGCCGCACAGCCACGGAAGTCAACGCGATTGGCGGCATGATGGAGCGCTCCGTCGATTTGCGTGCGCGGATATTCCGACTGGCGCTGGCTCGCGTCTATCGTCAAGCGTACCAGCTTTATTTGCAGTACGCGCCGAAAGACTTGATGTTCCGGTATCTGGAAGACGCGACGAGTCTGCAAGCCGACGCGTTGCACGGCGAGTACACGATTGAGCCGAAAGGCGGTGTGGACGGCGTGGATCGCTCGATGCTGATGCAGCGTGCCATCATGCGGAAACAGTTGATGTCGCAGTCGCCGTGGATCGACCAGATCGAACTGGACAAGTCCATACTGGAACTGGACGACCCAAGTCTGGTCAAGCGGCTGGTGCGCGATCCGCAGTTCAAGGCAGCGGACGAAGCTGAAGACGAGGCGCACAATATCCCGATCATGGAGCGCGGTTACACGCCGGTTCCGAACCAAGCCGACGATCCAAGACCGAGATTGCCGGTGCTTCTGGGCTACATAAACAAGTTGAGCCAGCAGGGCGAGGAACTTGAACCGGATGGGAAGCAAGCATTTATGGGACGCATCAGCACGTTGCTTGAACAGCTTGAGCAAGTGGACATGAATGCGGCCCGTCAAGTACGGAAAGAACTAAATGATACGTTTAACAGAGATGCACAAGCGGGTGCTGTCGGCAATGCTCAAGCCGCTCCGGTGGGTCAACCAGCCCAAGTGGGAGCCAGATGACGAGCGGGCGTTACGGGCGTTTTACTTAACAAAAAGCGGTAAAAAGCTGAAAGCATGGCTGCTAAACGCGGCTTTACAGCACAACGCAACGGCGACCGAGTGTAGTGGGGAGCTTGCGTGGAAAGCGGGATATGCTAATGGATTTCGTGGCGCTATTGCATCTTTGGATGCGTTGATGGTTCCACCCGAAACTTCGTCCACGGACGCGGAAGAAGAGTTCGACTGGTTGCGTCCATAACTTGCGGCTGCGGGATTGTGCGATCCGTGGCTGAAACTAGCACTTGCAGCGTGCCACGTATGTGGGGCATGGCTGATTTAAAGCATACAACAAAATGGCTGGAGTAGAGACGACGATGGAAGAGCTTTCCGCAATCGCAACAGCGATGGATAGCGGGAAGAGCTTGGAAGAAGCGCGGGCAACAATTGCACCGCCGGAAGCGGAACCGGAAAAGCCGGAGCCGGAAAACCAAGCTGATCCACCGCCGGAACCAGGAAAGCCGGAAGTTAATGGTGAGTTGACCCCGTCGAGTGGCGGGGAAAGTTCTTTGACAGAAAAGACCGAGCCGGTGGAGCCGGACATCTCGCGGGAGGCGAAGGAAATGGAGCGCAAAATGCGTTCGTGGAGTTCGTTGAACGCAGAGAAGGAGAAGCACCAAAAACGGGTCGATGAGTTTGATCAGCGTCAAGAGAAGTGGAAGTTGCAGCAATTGGAAGACACGAACGAACTTCGTGACGAAGAGGGCTACAGCGCCAAAGATTACGACAAAGTTGAAGCGGATTTCCGTGAGGACGGGGAGGACGACTTGGCTAACGAAGCGAAAGGCAACGCAAAATCATTGCGGGAGAGCGAGCGGGAAACCGCACAGAAGCTCAATCAAAAAGATTTCAGCAAGACGTTTCGCGACAATTATGCGTCAGCCAGAAAGAACTATCCCGATCTTGGGAACCACGACAGCGAACTGTTCAAGCGAACCGAGCAAGTTTTTTTGCATTATCCGGAACTGTTGGGTGACACAGACGGGCCGCGTAAAGCGGCGTGGGTTGCGTCACGCGACATACTGGCGACACAAGCGGAGTCTTTTCGGGACGAGAACCAACGACTTACCAACGAGTTGGATGAGTACAAGTCAAAGTTATCGATTGGTGGTTCACAGCCAGCGCCACGTCCGGCGACCAAAGAGTTTATGGACATGGATACGGATGCACGATTTAAGATGCTGACGGACAACGCTGCACAGATGGACAAGCAATCGGGGGTTTGATTGGTACAGTACAGTAAACTATTTAAGAGAAAGATATAAGTTATGGCAGATTATATGACGCTTTCTAGTGATCTCTCTAGTCAATATAGAGAACATTTCGAGAGCCAACTGCTCACATACGCAGTTCAAGCCACCCGCAAAGCGGAGTTTGGCCAAAAAGCGCCCCTTCCAAAAGGGGTGGGATCGAAGCAAATTAGCTTCTTCAAGTACGGTGCGCCGGATGCCACGCAGATCGCTGATCTGACTGACACCAGCGGTGACGAGACGTTGGCCAGCACGGCTTATGTGCCGGTTGATGTGTTTGGAACAAGTGCTGACTCGGACGCTTCCGGTGTCCGTCAGTTGTCACTTACCAAGGTGACGGCCACGCTTCAGCAAATCGGACAGGTTGTGGTAATTTCGGATGTTTTGAATAACACCGAATTTCTCAACAGTCTCGCTCAAGCTACCAAAGCGAATGGCGAAGACGCAGCGTTGAAGTGTGACGAGATTGTTCGCAATCACATCATGCGTACGACCGCCATAACCGGCGGCGGTGCGGCGGCTCTTACCAGCCACGCCGAGACGGCTGGAGCTAACACGCTGTTTGCGGGAGCCAATACGAGTTTGGCGTCTGCATCACTACCCGTGATGGTTGCCAGCGATGTTCTGGATGTGATGACGCAGTTGCGTATCAATCGCGCTCCGGAAATCAACGGCGGTTACGTGTGTGTTGCAGCGCCACAGGTGCTTCGCGACATCATGCGCGACACCGACTGGCTGGCTGCGGCGACACGCTCCAACGTGAGCGCGTTGTACAACGGTGAGGCGGGTTCGCTTTACGGCGTTCGTTTCGTGGAAGACACCAACCCGTGGCGTACTGGCGTGGTTCTTGCCAATCACGACGTGTATTCCGCAAGCGGAACTGCGTTTGGCTCCATCTTCTTGGGTGGGGAAGCGTTTGGTGTTCCCGCATTGAGCGGTGACAGCCCGATGAGTCCGTCCATCCAGATCGTGGATACGCCGGATAAGAAAGACCCGCTGAATCAAGTGATTACAGTCGGGTTCAAGACCATGTACACCAGCAAGGTGCTGACAACCGGATACTACATCCGATTCTTTAGCACTACTGGTTACGCTGGTCTGTAATCGGTAAGAATCGTGGGGTGGGGTGGCTTGCGTGCTGCCCCATCCCAGTTACTTTTAGAACGTGCCGACGTACGAGTACAAAGCAGACACGGGCGAAGTGATTGAGCTAGAACGCCCGATCACCGAGCGGGACGATGCACCGGATGGATACACGCGCCTGGATTTCCCAACGCGCATAAGCGTCCCAAACGGGGCGCATGATGAAAAGGGGATGAACAAAGAGTCGGTTCGCCGTGGCTACCACAAGCAAGAGGAGAAGATGGGGAGCCGCTGGCGCAGCAAGCATTCAGTAAAAGCAATCAAGAGAGCTTGGGAGATTTAATATATGAGTTATCAAAACGAGAGGTTCAGAAGTTTCGCGTCAGTTACACAGCAGATTCAAGCGTGCGACGGAAGCGCGGATGACATAGTTACCAGTTCGCCGCACCATTTGACGGTGCAGAATTTGGGAGTCGTTCCGGTTTACGTGAAGCTGGGGGCAACAGCCACGACCAGCACGGGCGGGTTCAGTTATATACTGGCGGCTTGTGGCGCAGCCAACGACGGAACCGGCGGCACAGTCAATATCAGCGGGTACGTCGGGACGATCAGTTTCATAACGGGTGGCACAGCGGCAAATGTCGTTGTCAGTAACGGATAACAATGAGCGCAACTATAACCAGCAATGCCGGTGGGATTAAACGCTCCGGCGTAACAGTAGAGAACGAGCCGATCATCAAATCCGATGGTGCTGGCGAGGTGATGCAATGGCAACCGTCTGACGGTGCGGCTGATGGTATTTTCATAGCAGAAGGTGGTTCTGCGGGTGATCCGTTGCGATTGGGTATTGGTGTCGCGTCACCGACAGTACCTTTAGATGTAGCTGGTAATGTTAATATTTCAAGTTCTAGTTATGGGTATCAAATTCAAGGAGCAAGCGTATTAGGTTATGCGGGTGGCAATGTTGTTGTTGGCGATCTTGGGGCTGGTGTTGCTTTAGAGTATATTGGTGCGGCCAAACTAACCACAACCGCAACGGGAATCACAGTCGGCAATCTGGACATTGGCCACGGTTTAAGTGGCAACGTGGAAAGCACGGCAGTTGGTTACACTGCGCTGGATTCAAATGCAACCCACATAACAACTGGTGCGCTAGGCAATACGGCCTTTGGTAGTAAATGCCTGACTGCGCTTAATGACAATGCGGCTGATTACAACACCGCTGTTGGCATGCAGGCGGGTGATGCAATTGTCGCGGGTAAACAAAACGCTTGCGTTGGTGCTTGGGCGCTTTCAGCGTTAGCGGTAGACGACAACACAGCAGTTGGCTTTGAAGCGTTGAAAGCATTCACCGGCAGCGATGCAACCGCAGTAGGTTCAGGTGCAGCAGACGTAGCCGGTAGTAACGCCAGCCTAACTGCGGTTGGCAAAGGTGCTTATGGTGCGGCTACAAGCGGCGATCACAATACGGCGATTGGTGCGTTAAGTTTGCTGACAGTTGACGGTGCTCGCAATACGGCTTGCGGATATGCTGCATTGAACGCAGATGCTGGTAATG